AAGCGGGTTCTCGGGATTGTGTTATTTACTCGAACTCAAGGTCTGACAGTGTATTATCTGATTTATCATGTCCAAAAGTGCCGGAAATAAAAGTATTTTTTCTAAACTGTCTATCATGTCCAAATAGTCTGATTAGTAACAGGTACCGTTCAGGTACTATATAAAGTAATCGTCCAATCAATCCGTTGTATCTTCTGGAACGTATTCTATAATATCTGATATCCCACAGTCAAGTTTTTTACATAGCCGATCAACCACTGCCAGATTAACCGTTTCATTTTTGCTCATCTTCGCAAGTGTTCCTCTGCTGATGTCCGCCAATTCTAACAGATCCATTTTTTTCTTATTAAGATCTATCAACTTTTTCCATAATGGGTTATAGGAAATCATCGTCAACACTCCTTTCTTTGTGCCGCTTCTCCACATAACAATTTCTATTGCTTATTATATCGTCTTATTTCTAAAATGTCAATATTTAATTCTAATTTTTTGGAACTTTATTCTATTTTCCTATTGACAATGGCGCTACATATGGTAATATACAAGCATAGAACAGAGAACGAATGTTCGGTACAAAATAACCGCTTAGACGGAGCGGAACCAAAATATAAGGAGGAAAATACAATGTCAGAACTTATTAAAAAACAGAGATTTGGAGTAGAGGTTGAATTTACAGGTATCACAAGAGAAATGGCAGCTAAAGCAGTGGCGGAAGTTATCAACGGATCCATCAGCGGTCCTGCACATGATTGCTACTATACCAGAAAGATCAAAGATTCCAAGAATCGTGTTTGGAAAGTTATGAGGGACAGCTCGATAACATCTGTCAGAAAATCAGGAGATGCGGATATCGACGAATATAAAGTAGAATTTGTCACTCCTCCTCTTAACTATGAAGATATCGAAACACTGCAGGCGATCATCCGCAAATTCAGAGAGCTGGGCGGCATTCCTCACTCCAGCTGCGGAATCCATATTCATGTTGACGGTGCAAACCACACAGCTGTATCTCTTCGGCGCTTGATGAACTTCATGGTAGCTCGCCAGGATCTCATCTATGATGCGTTGAATGTTGGGATCAGGAAGAACCGCTGGTGCCAGCCAATCTCAAAAGAACTTTTCGTAACCATGAAAAAGCAGAAGGACATCACTACAGATCAAGCGGAAGCAATCTGGTACAGTCAGGCAAACGATGGATACTGCGGAGGCATTGATCATGAGCACTACAATAGAACACGCTATCATGGTCTGAATCTTCACTCATTCTTCACAAAAGGAACCGTTGAATTCCGTCTTTTTAACAGCACTCTTCACGCCGGACGCATTAAAGCATATATCCAGTTCTGCCTCGCCCTCTCCGCTTGGGCAATCGAATCCGATGAAAATGTAATCTTCCGGAGCATCGCCGGATATTCCCCTGAAAAGAAAGTCACCCTTATGTATCATATCCTCACAAATCGTCTCGGACTGTTCGGTGATGAGTTCCGGACCTGCAGATATCACATGATGAAACAGCTTAAAAATAACGTATCTGCAGTAGCTGCTTAAATATGAAGCTGTCCTACCGGCATGACGGGGATTGAACCTTATAGAATAATTCAGAAAATTTAGGAAGGTAAAAATTATGAATAGACTTTATATTGCATACGGAAGTAATTTAAATTTGCGTCAGATGGCCTCTCGTTGCCCGTCTGCGACGGTTTTTTCACCTGGAGTATTGAATAACTGGGAGCTGCTTTACAGAGGCGGAGTGGCCACTATACGCAGAAAGAAAGGTTCGGTCGTACCTGTCGGATTATGGATGATCGACGATCGTTCTGAGCGCAGTCTCGACCGCTACGAAGGATACCCATATCTATATGTAAAAGAAAATATTTATGCTGTTTTGCCAGATGGTTCCAAGCGAAAAGGCATGGTTTATATCATGCGGGAGGGACGCAGGCCGGCTTATCCATCAAGTTCATATGAAACCACTATCCGTGAAGGATATAAGGATTTTGGACTCGATATTGATATCTTCGAGGAATCGCTGATCGTATGCATGGAAGAATTGTCCAGATATCCGCTGTTTTGATCTTACAAAAGAAAGAGGGAGTTTTCGCTCCCTCTTTCTGGTTACTCTTTTGGACGTTGCAGCGTCCTTGGCTTATCCGGCTTTTTGGTTCCTTGCCGAGTGTGATTGATTTTTGATTCTTTATTTGGAACACGCACAATCAATTCGTCCAACTCGCAGTCTAAGGCTTCACAAATCAGGTCCAGGTGTTCCAGATTAACCCTCTCTACAAGTTCGTGGTACAACTCGTTGATTGTGTTAGCTCTGATACCTGTTTCCCTGGCCAAATCCGCTTGAGTTATCCTTTTCTCGCCAAGTTTTTTCGACAGTAAAATTCTAATCATCACCATTGCCCCTTCCGTTATAATTTACCATATAATGGTAATCAAACGGGGGATTCGGTGTATTATATCGTTTTCCGTTATAATATAACGTATTTTGATATGGTGAATTTTTCTGATCTACGCTTTTTCAACGTTTTTCTTCTGAACAAATCCATGGTATTTTGCGGCAATCCGAACAAAATACCATTTTTCTCCATCGGTCGCCGTCTGAGTATAGTCCAGCACATCCACAAGATTTCCAGCATTAAGTTTCGGCCATGATTTAATGTTGCCATACTCACGGCCTGCCCACGTTCTTACATCCACTCCATCATTCTTAATTTTTCCAACAAAGAGGCGTTCTGCATTCGTCGGATCTGAAGACTGGCTGTTCTCATGTGCCTCATAAGCAACATTGAGAGCTCTGGCAGTATTTTCTCCATAAATGCCGTCTACTGTAAGTCCCTGAGCTGTCTGGAAAGCTTTTACTGCAGACAAGGTTCCGCTTCCGAAATCCCCGTCTGCGCCGCAGCTTCCGCAGGAATACCCGAGGGCAATGAGTTTCGTCTGCATGTCTTTCACAGCCGATCCGGTGGAACCGTATTTCAGAAGCGTAACAGAAACTCCGGTTGCAACTGTAATAGTGGCTGTGCTCTCTTTGTATGCCGGCATGAAATAATGTGCCGCTGTGTTCGCAATCACATAGCGCTTATCGCATACACCGCCGCCATTCGCAATCACAGATGAAGCTCCGGATGTGTTCCATCCGATCGTGTACATAATTCCGTTTTTCACAGCATAGCAAAACTCTGTGTGATAATGAACATTCTTGGAATTATAGAACAGGACTACAGCACCTGCTTGTGGAGCCGTCACAAGTTTTTTTGCGGAAACAGCTTTCTGGTACATTGTCTCGCAGTTGATAAACGCTGCGCCGCTGTGCAGAAGGAGCTCCAATGCTCTGGATTTCCCAAGTGCTTTCATGAACGCCCAGAACACGCCATCGGCGCAGTATGGCCAATCGGCGCCGCCAGCAAAATCACTGGACGCCGGATATCCGTACTGAGCCATCAGACCTTCCATCCTTGTATCTCTCCAGTATTTTGTATAATTGTTATAGCCTGCATTTTTTGTCTTATCATCCAGATAAGCATTCGTTGCTTTTTCCAGATAACCGACTTCTTCCTTTGCTACTGCATAGATTTTTTCAATCTCTGTTGCCATGCTTTCTTCCTCCTCTTTTTCAGCCGAAACTTTTCCTGTCGCCACATAATCATCATAAAACTTTTGGCCTCTGGCAGCGCGGCTGACGCACACTGTTTCGCCAGTATCTGCCGGAATTTCAAATTTTTTCAAAACAGAATCTGATGCTGTCCTGATAGACGTAGCTGTTTTCAAAACCTTCATAACGGAGCTGTAATTATTTTCCAGCTCAGAAAGAAGATACTCATACTGCATATCTTCATCTGCGATGGATACGTTCTTTTCCTTTGCCAACGTATAAAGTCCAGCTTTTCTTCCGGGAGAAGTCCACTGGCAAAGTCCGTATCCATACTGTTTACCAGGCAGTGGATGCAAAAAGTCTTCACAGGAAATCTTTCCAGAATCCACATCTGCTGTGTACGTCTCGTCGGTGTATGTCTTTCCATTTTCCTTTAGACGCTTAATGCAAAGATATTCCACGCGATTCGTGTAAAAGCCATCCGATTCCGCTTCCAGGTTTCCGATCAGTCCGCAGGCGCCGGCCGGAGTCATCCCGGCCGCAATGAATTTCAAATATGCTCGTTTCTCTGATGATACGTTAATACTCATCTTCCTCATCTCCTTTTTTTCCATGCACTTGGCATATATCATCCACAAAACGTCCAAATTCGCTAAAAAACCATGTCAGGGATGCCACAACAATTCCTGCCAGAATTTTTATCAAACACATTCAGATCACCTCTCTTAAAGGGGCGATTATTCGCCCCCATCCTGAGATCCATTAACTTTTCCATCGTCCATAAGATCTTTTACTCCTTTAAACCATTCATCGATAATTTTAGTAAGAGTTTCTTCCGAGATAAAGATCTGCAGCCACGTAGGGAGCAGTCCCCTTGCCTGCTGAACTACCCACTGCAATTTCTGTTTTCCTTGATCATTCTCTTTATAAAGATGTTCCGCTTTCAGCATAAGCTGATAAGCATTTGCTCTGATTCCATCCAGACCTTTGCTTTTCAGATACTGGAATACTGTAACTACAGTTACGATTGCAAGAATTAAAACCACTACTACCAGTACAGGCAGTGGGACGCTGCGTAAAAAGTTTAATAATTCCATGATTATCCCTCCTAATCAATGCTATATTTGGCCAGAATCTCTCTGTCCATA